GCGCGGGGGGGGGGTAGGAATAAAACTATTTGTTCCAAATGGTCGTGTAAAGTTCGAATCCGGGGTTGGATTGAATGAACGGTCGCCAGCATTCGGCAGCGTTATATTAAAAATACAAGACTACAACGAACTTGAATTTATCGACATTGATTAGGTTTAAAATAACTTGCCAAAAGATTTAAAATAATTTATAATTCAGTACGTATTTTCTCTGGATACTGTAATTGCCCGTGTTGTGCAGCACGGGTATTTTTATGGGTTTACCTTGCGATTTGGGCGGTTAAACGTGTCGATATGCAACCACGATATATTTACTTCGAAGTTTAACGAATCAAATCGGCTATCTTCCATCAATTCTTTTCGGACTTTTTCATATTCGGATATTTTCCATTTTTTTCGGTCTGTGGCGTTTTTTATTTTCGCCGCCTTGGATTCTATCGCCGAAATATGTAAATCCAGCCCACGGCCGAATTTATGCGCAGAAACAGATGCACCAGTGTCAGAATTAAAATCACGCAGGCCACAATCGGTCAATCCGTCGGCATTAACGGTGCATTTTCCGTACTTTTGACGGATTAAATCCGCACATTTTAATAATTCTGGGTCGAATATTAACCACAATTTCCATTCCGGCACGGCTTTTAACAGCGACGGGGCAACAAGTTCTTTTATTGAAAAATGCTTTGGTTTGTACTGCATCGGCATTAGAAAAACACAGGGTTTTGACTTTTTTTGGTTTCTGCACGCAATTCCGCACGAAGTTGTGACAATATCGGTTGCAATTCTGGCCCGAGAGCAGGATTTAACCGTAAAGCCTGCTCTAATTGCCGAATTTGTGCTTGGATTGTGCGGGATGCCATTTTATTTTCTCTTGAACAATAAATATAACAAAGTGCCAGCAGCAACCAATGCACCAGATACCACCTGCCACAGCGACGTTTTATTCTTTTCGGCGGCGATTTCAGCGTGATATGCTGATTCGCAACTGATTAAATCTGACCGGCAGGCTTGCAATCCCGATTTCAAAAATACAGTGTCTGGGGTTTCTGGGATATTGTTGTTGGCATAATCCAGCATTTCGTCCACGTTTTGCACCGCATCAGAAACAATTTGTTCAACCGGCGTCTTAGTAGAACAGCCAGACAATATTAAAACACAAGATATGATAATTGCTGTTTTCATATCACATTCCTTTTTTGCATTATAAAACACACCGGAATAAAAATCAACCGCCAGCCTTTCGTCAAGTGTATATCAAAATGAGTTAGCCGAAGCGCGCCCAGTTAATTGTGTGGCATACACCTTTATTGCGTTTTAGTACGCAATAAAGGTAAAGGCTGAAAAATTGGTCGGACGCGTTTCTGTTAAGTCGTTTTGATACACGGATGAAACCCTTGACGGGTCAAATCGCAACCATTTCCCAGAGCCGCTATATTCGCGAACATAAGTCCCCGACGAAGTGTTGTCTTTATAAAACAGACCCGTGCCAGTAGATATGCTACTATATACCAATGCTACGCTGCCCGTAATATTCGGCACGCCAGAACTTTGTAGCGACCCTATGCTTGATGCATTTGGTGTTTCAACAAGGTTTCCACCGGTACAACGACGGAACGCTTCGTTTTCCATAAATGCCGGTAATTTCAACGCAACCACAGACTCCCCAGTTGTGCTATCGGTCAAATCTACACTGCCAAACAACGCATTGCCCAGCGAATCCTGCAATTTTTGGTTGTATAATTCGCCATCCGGCAACATAAAGCGACGGACACCATCCGTGCCATAGTACGCATAATAATTACCGCCGACATAACCAATCGAAATCTGACCTGTACATGGGAAATACCCAGGTTTTACAGAGAAGAAGTTTGTCGCATCGATTGTTTCTTTTATCTGAACATTGTCCACATAATCGCCCAAACGATAACTGCGGTCACGATTAAACGCTTCTTCTTCGTTCGCACCAACAATCTTAACAATCTGATTATTGTTGCCAACAATCAAATACCCGATATAACGATAATTGCGATACCCTGCCGCATATGCTGCGCCATCTTGTGCCAACAAATTAGATGCGCCAAAATCCGCACCTTCGTCTATACCAAAGTCAACCGTCGAATAGACAAAGTTTTCACCGTTGACAACCGTGCCGGCTGCAACATTCAGATAATTTACGCCCGATATATCAGTGCCAACACCGCCCGGAATCGTCGTCAGATTGATTGTTGACGTTGCGCCAGTTGTCGTGCTTGTAAATACAATTGTATTATCAATCGCATTAACGTCCGCACCGACAATCGATAATTTTAATATCTGGGCAATATCTTCAATGCTGGTAATCATTGAAAAATCCAGCCCTGTCACGTCTTGTGCCACACCGTCAATCACGACACGCAAATCACCGCTGGACACACCCTTGAACGCATCGATATTCGCTGCAATATCGGCCGTGGTAAATGAACCACGTGTCGCCGGCTGTGGCTCTGTGGATATTACAAAGATATTATATCTGGACCATAAGTTAATCGTCACATTTTCCGGTTTACAACCAACAACGTCCGACGTGCCGTTTGATGGTTCCCATAATGTCAAAATATCCTTGTTGGCTAAGAATTGGGTTACCAGTGTACGTGAATTGTCCGAACTTGCCGCCTGACCAATGCCAATACTTATTTGTGTATTGTTTTCATATGCTAATTCAAAACCACCCAAATAATCATATGGCGCGTTAGAAGATGCTGCCGAAATCGCACTGGAAATGGCCAAGGCCAATGTTGAGGGGGATACCGCTTTATTGCGTACAACGCCGGACAATGTTTCGTCCTGTGTCGCCAACTGTACCAATCCAGGTGTCAATAATGGGTCACGGCTAATAATTTGCGTTGACAACGCATCAACATATTGTTTGTTTGCCGCATCGCCTTCCTTAACTGGGGTCGCCAAATTATTAAATGTCTTATTGTTGGCATCGATATTGCCTTGCATTTTATTTGCACCAAAGCGTGACAACCCATTGCTTATTTGGGCAATCAAATATTCCATATTCGCATCGAAATGGTCTGCACGAACTTTGATTTTGTTTTCTTTGTCACGTTCCGCCGGAAACGGAAAATTGATTGGTAATGGCATCTTTTCCCCCTTTGTTTAGCCCAGTGCATTCGCCGGTTCAAATTCAACCCACGAATCATATACTTCAATATCAGTGTTATTTGTTGAAGTCTTAATGTCAAGCGAGAAACTTATACCATAACCCGATACGGAATACGTACGGCTTACGTCCGTCACACCGCCTGACCAATAATCTTCGTCCCAGTATCTTGTGTCCGGATCTGTTTCGGGCGTATCTTCGTCGGCCCAATAGAACCCGGCCGCATTATCAACTTGGACAAATTCAAAATTCGCATCGTCATAGTCCGCACCAATCGCAAACGTGATTTCCAAATCTGGCGAATCAGACTTGATGCGCGTGTTAAATAACGTCAGCAATTTGTAGTTTTCATATCCCAATTTGCTGTAAACATTCTTAATATGCCCGTTAATATACGTGTTATCGTACATAGAATTGCCACTGTACTGGGCAATTACACCGTCATTCATACCAAAGTATAATTTGCCACCAAACACGCAAATTGACTGTGCATCAATGCCGGTAAAGCGACACCACGCACCAGTATCCAAATTCATAACGTGCTGCATATTTCCCGAATCGTCCGGGACGTTAAACATAGCAAAGTTTTCCCCGGCAGCAATCACACCCTGCCAGCGTGGGTCTTCACTATATTTGCGGGCGGCTTCGTCCACAGCACCGGATATACGATAACTGAATAAATTGCTTTCTTTTAATAGTTCACCATTTGCAACAATCTGTGATAACGGCTTATAACCATCTTCCGTGATAATTACAATGTCCGCACCCCACTGCACAACGCAATTCCGGCCAATTGGTCTGCTGGTGAAATAATTACCCAGGATTTCAATCTTGGTCGGGTCGCCAAAGTCGGCTGTGTTGTAAATAATAATTTCGCCTTCCGACGTGATAAACGCAACATATTTGTTGAATCCGTTTGCGGTATCTTTACCAAACGCAGCAACCGCCAACAGTTTTCCACCCTTGATTGCAATCTGTGACAAAAAGAACTGTTCTAATTCGCCGGAAATATTACCAACCGGCAAATAGTAAAAATCCAAAGAATCTTCCGCAACTGCAACAACCTGATTATTTGCAACTGCAATATTCGCAAATTTTACATTTTCTGTGCCGGAAAATTCAACCGGCTTACATTCGTTGCCATCATATACCTGTGCATCGTCAAAACCATTGGCCAAAAATATTTGACCTTTATATTCTGCACCACGCCAAAAGTTATTTGTAAATCCGTCCGCAATCTTGACACCGGTCATAACGTTATATAATGCACCGCCAGCACCGGCAATAAAGGTTTCGGCAGTGTTATATGGATTCAGACTTTCAATCGCATCAGTGGTTTCAATTTGTGCGTATTTTAACAGCCCTTTACGCAGGGTGCATCTTTGGCGGTCCGGAAAATAATTGTCCAACAGGCTGGCATAACCTTCTTCCTGTTCGGCCAACGACGTTGTCGTATCCCAACCCTTTAATGGGGCCTGTAATTTGTATCTTGGCATTGATTACCCCCCGATTTCCCAACCACCAACCGGCATACTGCTTAAATCCGTTGATGGAATACCATCCATACGAATCGCATCGCCAGTCTGTGTTTGTGCGATAAATCTTTCTTTTTGTGCGCTAAAATCGTTTTCTTCGGCCAACGCATCCAATTTCTTGGATTGTTTCCAGCGCATCGCAGTACCGAATATAATCATCCAATCCGGGAATAAACAGGTATCGGTTGCTGCACTAAATTGTGCCTTTTCTTCGTTGTTTTCGTCCAAAACAACGTTGTTTGTGTAATAATTGAACGAAATACGGTCGTTTTGTGGGTATGTGGGATACAAACGCAACCCGCCACGGCTCATTGTATAGAAATGTGCATAACCATCCACGACATTGGTCGCAACCTTGCGTTGCCACGTCTGGTCGTTAATATACGTCATTGTACGGTTTTGTGTCATATCAATAACGGTATTTTGCGACAAATAAGAAAGGTCCGGGCAAATTTCATTGAACGGATAAAAATTCGGATCGCCCATATTTTTCCAATACAGAACTTCACGGACAAACACCCAGGTCACAGCACCATCATTGAATCTGTATCCGGCAACACGATTTGCACCCGCCGCCGTCGGTGCTATCGCACCCGCCGTACCACTTGTCATTGCACGCCATTCAGCATCGTCACTTAATACACGTAAATTGGCGGCGATAATCATACCTTGCGCCCACTGCGGATTTTTATTCATTGTGAATTTTCCAGTCCCCTGGGGTGCAAATTCCGACTGTCCAGCATTCATTGTTTTGAAACGGGTCGGTTTGCCATTATAAACAGATATACGAGAATCACCGGCCGCATAATTGCCAGCGGTCCAGTTTCTATATGTGGTAAATTCGCAAGTTTTCAATAATGTTGAAAAATCACTATTTGTGGACAAATCGGCCAATAAGGAATTTGCAGCATCTATAAATTCGTTAATCATTTGGTCTGTTGTATTGAACGGGTCAGCAACCGTATTCTTTGACAACCCACAACGGGCCATTGCTTTAATAATTATTTCTGATGCCTGCATCTTTTTGCCCTTATTGTTTTTTCAACTCGGCAATTTCACGTGTTTGCCGGTCAATTATTTGTTTTGCCTTAATCATACCTTGCGCCAACTGATTCAACCGGGCTGAATTGTTGGCTGCTTCGATATATTGTTGTGCCGCAAAAAGCAATGATTCAGGTACTAAATCTTGTTCTTGCGTTTCCAGCAAATCTTCAACTGTGAATATACCCAGATATTTTAATTCCAAAGCCAATCGTGCCGGACACTGATTCCACTCGCACAATAACGTCCCGCCATTACCTTTTGACACACGGGCCTTATATTTCTGGAACGCATCAGGATACATTTCACGCAATTCTTCAATGGTCAACGGGTCATATAATCCCATATCAACTTCGGGCGCAATGTTTTCACGGAACCTTTTCCACGCAATCGGGAACTTCCGCTTATGCAATTCATTGGCCTTGATATATTTAACGTCACGGACTTCACCTTCTGCCGATATAACTTCCACAAATACCGCCGGGTCATATATCGGTCTTCCGGAACGCAAACTTTTATCTTGGTTGTACTCGAAACGCCAAACGAATCTGTGGGGCTGTGCCTGCGCATCTTTCATTTGCTGTGCTTCGTCCATTAAATTGACTTCGTTTTCCATTTTTTCTAACTCTCTTTAAGGCGGCGTGGCGAGAGTTAGCCGACCACGCCATTAAATTTCGGGGGTGGCTAACGACCCCCGTTTATTATGCACCAACACCTGCGCCGACACTTGGTACAACGAACGTATTGCCAGCATTACCCAATACCAACACCCAAACGCCTTCGCCTACTTCGGCACCACATAAGACTATACCAGAAATAGCACCAAGAGAAGAAGCCGTGGCGATTGTACCGTCAGCACTTACGTGAACTGTGGAACCGGAAGTTAATTTCGCACCGGCCTTACCAAAGACAACTAAACCCTGTGGGGCCAAGTCCATCTGTCCCAAACCTGCACCATAACGATTCAGATTTTCTGCGGCAATTGGGGCTGTTAAATCAATATTTGCAACCATTTTTTTATCCTTTGTGTTAAAGATTAAACGGGACTTGGGGGGCGATAAGCCCCCTAAGCCTTATATTTGCGTTGGGTTTGTATCAATAACGACACCCTGGAATTCACGACCTTTCATAGTCAAATTACCACGCCACCACAGTGTGTTTACGGATGCATCTTGGTCAATGCTCTGTACCCCACCCTGACGTTTTGGGTTATATTTCTTATGTGGACGGAATTTCAACATATTTGTGTTCAAGAAATATGTGTGGCCCGCTGGGCAGAACCCATTCATTGCCTGGTCGTTGATCAATTTCAGACCGTTGACCATCAGGTCTGTAAATCCACCGTCAGCAGTAGAAGTGCTGAAACGTTGCTGTGCCTGCAAACCAGCATAATATTTGGCACGAGAAGAATTATCTGTGAATGCCAAGTTTACACGGTCTGTGTTGCGGGTTGTTTTTGTGATAGCATTGTCAAACGCAGTGATAATATTTGCAGAAGTCAATGCTGCTGATGATGCATAGTTGCGCCAGAATGTATTCGAAGCCTGTGATGGGTCGATACCACCAACAACACCAGCGTTCGGTGTGTCAGATACTAAGTACTGCAAACCGCCCATCTGTTTAGGATTTGTACCGTCGGAATAGAATGCTGCACCCAACAGATTACCCAACGAACGAATCGCTGATTCTGTTTTTTCGAACAGCAAATCTACCATTTTCGAAGAACCTGAGTTTTCGGCTTCGTCGTCACCGATAATAACGATTGAAGAATATGCTTTTTTCCAAGGATACGCAGCACGTGTCAAGAACGCTTTGTTAGTCAATGAGATACGTTCAGTACCGACAACCCAGCCCGCTGCACCGTTGCCATCATATTCAACACCTTCTGTTAATGAAGTACCGCCATCTGCTTCTGCGATACGGCCCGCTTTTTTGAATTCTACCAACGCACGGCTATGTGCTGTATAAGAATCACCCACGCCCGACAAATAGTTATCAATGGTCGTGGAACGAATGTTATCGTAATTTGGATTTCCTGTTGCCATTTTATTGTCCTTTCTTTTTTTTATATTTATTTACGGAAAGGAAACTATCGACTATTGACTCAATCCAGTGGCTTTGGAAATGCTTGCAAATAATTTACGGCGTGCCTGTGGGTCATTAACGTCAATTTTCTGAATAGCGACTTTACCTGTGGTATCGTCGGAATTTTTCAAACTGACAACGGGCTTCTTGGGTATTTCCTTGACGACCGTTTTTTTGACCGTTTCTGGCTTTGGCTGTTGTGGTACAGTAAGGGCCTGAACCGCTTCATATGCTTTTTCGAACAAATCAATGGAAGAAATGCCGGGATTTTCGTGTGCTATCCGTACCGCCGCAAGATCCATCTGTTGCTTAAAAACGTCTGTCACCTGCACTTCCGGATGGCGTTGCATAAACACCTGTGCCGCTTCCAAAACTTCGTTCTCAGCCACCGCATTATTTGCCGCATCTTGGGCTTGCTTTGCAGCCTTTTCCGCACGCTTATATGCTTCGTTTGCTGCAATCTTGTCTTCCAAAACTGCGACCTTTGGGTCAACTTTCGTTAAAGTTTCCAGGTCGATCTTGTGCATTTCTGCAATAGCACGAATTAAGCCGGCCGGATTGTTCAGTGCAACTGACTTTTCCGCCAAAACACCAATAATTGTAGCATCCGGGTTCCGCTGGAACTGAGATACCAAATTCAATCGGTTTTTAATGCTTTGTTCCCTTGTGATGCCGAATTGTTTCACGTCGTTGAAAATTTCAGCGTTCGCAATGGAAATCGCACTTTCAAGATCTTTGGTTTTTGACTTGAAACGTGCAATGGTCTGTTGGTTGTTGTCAAAGATTCTTTTCAGTTCAGCCTTAAATTCCGGGTCAGCGGCTTTCCACTTATCCGAATATTTGCGGGCCATTTCAACTGGCATTTCGTCCTTGGCATCAACACCATCGTCCGATTTCTTGTCGTCAGTTTCAACTTCTTCCGCAGGTTTGTCTTTTTTGTCGTCTGTGGGTTTCGTTGCATCCGGCTGGTCAGATTCCGGATTCGTTTTTTTATCATCGTCGTGGTCTGCCCCATCGTTTGAATCAGTGTCAAGTGTTTCAGGCTTTTTTTCTTCCTGTTCAGAATCAGCCGGTTTAGTTTCGACTTCTTCCGCACCTTCCGCAATTCCCGCCGTTTTTTCTGCTTCTGCTGCCGCTTCCGCAAATAATTCACGGTTTGTTTTATCTGCCATTGTCTAACTCCCTTATTGAAAATTGCTGCCAACGTTCGTGTTTGTGAGCATTGCCAACAAATCTTCCCCCTTTCGTATTTTATACAAAGGTTTTTTATAACTATATATATTTTTGTAAAAATTGCGTTGAATGTCAAGACCTAGATGACACGCATAAACATTGCGACGAAATATCGCACTAAATTCACGCCGGCGGTCTTTTTGCTGGCGATATAATACACGTTGATTGTGTGCATCCATATCGGCCAATTCGGGGGCTTCACGGATACCGTGTTCAAACATAAAGCCTTGGCGGTCAATTTCATTTGCAATATTGACCGCTTCGTCCATAAATTTAGCCTGAAATGGTATCACTTATACCCCCAAATTAGTATCATATACGCCGGTGTCCAGTCCCTGTGCGATTGACAATGCGTTTTCTAATTCCAATTCTTCACGTTTCAAATCGACATTCTGCTGGTCAATATCAATATCGGCTGCATCCTTGGCAATCTTGCGTTCTAATTCTTGGCGTTCCAGTTCCAGTTCACGCAAACGCAGTTCGGCTTCGGTCAGGGTCTTATTGCCGTCTTTGGCAGTATTGACCTGTAATTTGGCCGATTCAATGCGTTCTTTGGTCTGTGCATCAATCTTGGCTTTTTCAATCGTCTTTTGTGCGTCAATCTGTGCCGCCGCAACAACAGTCGGATCAGGCTGTGGTTTGGATGGATTGGCCGCCTTTTGCTGGATAGATTCAATAGCAAAGTCAATGCCCGATTCCATTTCTGTTTCAAATTGCTTGCCAATGCGTTGCGCCCGGACATTCGCCATTAACAACGATTTGAATACTTTTGCAAATTCCGGATTGGTCTGTACGATATTACCGAACGTCTGCAATCCGTTAATGATTGACGTTTGCAATTCACCCAATTGCGCCTTGTACTCTGCATCAACATATGATTTGGTGTCTTCGGTCGCAATATCCAAACGAATATCACGCAGTTCGTTGTTTTTAATCAATTCGATTGCGGCCACAAATGGGTCTTCTGGCATTTCAGCCGGCTGACCTTGCATCATTTGCGCATTTGCCGCACGGACTTTTTCCTGATATTGTTTGTAATCTTCCAATTCATACAGTGCGGATTCTTCAATCAATGTTTCAGGTTCAAACATTTGCGCGGCCATTGCCAGATACAGATTAAAGAACCGGACCAAGAACTCTGCAACGCATTTCTGGTCTTCCTGTACCCACAGCGTACCAAATGTGCCTTTAATTTTGTTTGTTTGAACGCCTTCCTGTACATTGGTCTGACCTTCCATCAGCCCAATAATACCCAGCCCACGCTGAATATCGCCTATGATGCGTTCACGTGTATCATACAGATTGGTTAAGATTGTGGTTTGTGCCGCACGGTCAAATACCACAACAAAATCTTTTAGTGATGCATTTGGGAACTTCGCCATCAATTCCGTTGGGATTTTGATGCCGACCATTGCGTTTTCATTGGTTTTATTAAACGCTTTGTCCAGCCCGACCAAATCCTTGGCATAAAAACCATTAACCCACAGTGTTGGAATAATCTTGTTGATGGATTCTGTGATATAATCCACCTGTTTGTATTGCGTTAAAAACTGTGAATGCCGGGATGGCGTGAATATCGTATTAGGATATTCGTCGTACATAAGTGGCAACGGACACGGGAAATCAATATCGCAAGGATAATCCAGCACTGCCAGCAAATCGTCATTGCCATTTTGCGAAACCGGGCAATAGAAATAAATCTTTTTGGACTTTTTATCCCATATTTCATAAATTTCACAAACGTCTGTGTCCTGTGGCAAACGTTTCCCTTCCACGTCCGCACTGACCTTTGCGGCTTTATTTTCTTCGTCGTCTGTGGCCGGTTCACCAAAGGAAAAATCGTCTTCGTTTTTATCTGGGAACTTTGCCTTGAAATCTTCACGGGTCATACATACCTTACGCCCGACCCATTTGATTTTTTCCTGTGTTTTTTGTGGATCAAAGAATAAATCGTTTGGATTTACCAAATCAACTTCGATACATTCCGATTCGACAAATTCTTCTTCCATCTGTGCCACAGTACCGGTTAATTCGTCCATAACTTCAACGACACGGGTGGCCGTTTTCTGTTCATAACGCAACCAAGGTGTGGCCCAACCGAATATTTCAGCATATAATTTGGTTGATTTCAGGACTTTGTCCAAATTCAATTTTTTGACCGCATTATTAGCGATTCGTTCAAGGATAATGGCGGCATATTTAGCCGGCGAATCCTTATCGTCATTCTGACGGTCAACAGTGACCGACGGAATATACGGCAAAAGATACGGCAGGCGTATTTTGATATTACGCAGCAACAGATTGTATCCGCTTACGTCCGTATCTTTTATCGTGTTCAATTGTTTGGATATTTGGTCAATGTTAAAAGAATCACCGCCAAAGCGTGACACCAAGACTTCGCTTTTGTGTTTCCATTTGCGATAATTTTCGTTCTTTTTAACGCTGTCTATTCTTGATTGCCAGTATGCGGCGGTGTTCTTCTTATTTTCCATCTTCTTCATACCCTTGTATTGTCATTAAAATTGCATCATCGTGAACCCACGACAACTCTAATTCCGGCACGGTGAAAATCTGACCGCCTAAAACAACAACAACGTCGCCAACTTTGTAGGCATCACGGCAATCCGGCCCCATATCAACAATGCGACACACTTCCCCCAGCAGGGTAGAATCTGCCGGGATAAAGGTCTTAGGCTTCGGCAGTTCCAGTTTCTTGACTATCACTTGCTTTTTCAGTGGTACTATCTGCATTTTCTTCTGCCTTTTTCTTTGATTTTTTTGTTTCCGCAACAGGTTCGGCCGATTCTTCCGCTGGTGCATCCGAAGTCAACTGTTCGATTTGGTCGGTCAGTGCTTCGATGGTCTGATTCAAAACCACAATCTGTTGTTCTTTTTCGGCCAAAGATTCTGACAACGCAGTAAATTCAGATTCCTGTTTGGCGATAACTTCGTCTTTGCCATTCAGTGCTTCGGTTAGGGCTGCACAATCTGATTGTAATTTTGCAATAACAGCATCTTTTTCGTCCGGTTCGGCCGGGTTGTTGTTTTTCATTTGTGCTTCTAATTCTTCAACGCCCATTGCACCGATTATTTCGCATTCGATAACGTCTTTTTTGTTCAGGCAATCAAATTCAACCTGACCGGAACCGTGACGGTACCCAATCCCAGTGAATACCACACTGCCATCACGTTCAATTCTTTCAACAACGTCTTCTTCGATGGACTTATCACGCAACGTTAATTTAACGATTGCACCTTCGTGTAAATTTTCTAACATATTTTCTTTCCTTTCGTTTCTAAGGGTAAAAATTTAGCCCTGAATAGTCAACGGTTTTTTGTAGATAATCGTATCGCCAGACTTGTGAATCTGACGTGCGACTTCCCACGCATTTTTAATTGCAGAAACCACAACGCCACGAGAATCGATAAAATCAACCCCCAACGGATTAAGTTTCTTTTCGCCCGTTTTATCCCCAATTGCACGCATATATGCCTTTACGGCACGGCGCAAGTGTGGATTTTTGACGGTATCCAGCAATCCACGGCCACCACCGGCACAAGTACCGTGACGGGCTGCGGATAAAGTAGAACGCAAGCAATCGTCCACCTGGTCGCTGAATTGACGTAGTGCCGATGCTGTTAATGCACCGACCTTGATTAAGCATACACGGCCCAACAGACGGGATGCGCGCATATCATTTTCGTTCTTTTCTGCATCTGACCCCGCTTCCGCAATCCGGATTGATTCCGCATAGTCTGTTAAATCCTGTGAATGCGTTAAAATTGTCGTGCGTGGACTGATAACAGCCTTATCAATCACGCCATACTGACCACCAAGTATTTTTTGGCAGTCGGTAATCAATACGTCCAGTGCGTGGCCCAATTTTTCCGGTGTTATCATTGCGGACATTAAAACACCACGCAAGTGATTTGCTTTCAGTGATTCACGGGCCTGTTCGTCCGGCTGACCAATTATCACCAGCGGACGGTTTTCTGAAATCGCACGCCCGGCAATCGGTTCAAGGTCTTTAAGATTGTATTCCGCCTTACACCAAACCATTGGTTCCTTGAATATGCACCGGCCATTGTTGGTATTTACGCAATATGGATCAATATACCCGCCCTGGAAATAAAACCCTTTGACGGATTCAGATTCAATACCTTTGACCGGGGCTTGTTCGCAGATATACAGACCGTCCTTACCATTTTCACGAATTGCTGCATAAATCGGATCGGCTATTGCGTGGTCGTAGTTTGAACTGGTCAATGCTGCATCTTGCAATGAACCGTGCTGACATATTGATTCCGGCGTTAGTTTTTCCAATTCAGCATCAATTTTGGCAATTTGGCGTTTGCTGATGCGCTGGCGGACCAAAGACCCCAGCATAACGGCTGTTGCGGTGGTTCCATCCCCGTGTTCTGACAACTGTGCCGAACAGGCTTGACGTACCAACTTAATCCCGGCCATTCTTGATTCGTCGTCGTCAACATAATACCGGGCCACCGACACACCGTCTTTGGTGGTCAGCGTTTCTACGCCATTATCGACCACGACCAGCCCGCCATTTGCACCGGCTGTCAATCCAATAATATTGCTTGCTGAAATAATGCCTTGTTTTACTTTTTGCAGTGACATAATCTAACTCCCTTTTTAATCGTCAATATCACTATACAACATATTGTCGTTGTTTTTCAACAGCAAATCCAGAATATCCTGCTGGTGTTGTAATTTTTCCTGATGGATTTCTTCTCTGGTCTTTTTTGGGGCATTGCCATCCCAGTCAACCATATCAAATTGCAGCGCATATCTGGCCAAGTCGCACCAGTGGTCAAAACCGCCTTCCGGAATCGGCAACGAATTTCCGGTCTTTTTGTCTTTTTTCCAAACATAATTCTGAAAGTCTGTAATCGCACCGGTACAGGTTGGGTGAATATAGATATGATCAAACGATTGCAAGAATTTAATACCAGATTCCAGCGACCCCTTGCCTTTGGTTGCCCCGACACAATTCAGCCCACGTGACACATAATCCTGGATTGATTTTGGCTCGGCCGAATCAGCAATAATCAGATTACTGCCGGCAATTGGTCGTACCAGTTCGGCCGATTCTGCATTCAACAGCCCACGACCGTACACTTCACGGCAGATATACAAATCATTGCCCTGGATGGCCAATTCGCCAAACGCAAACGGGTCTTGTGAAAATCCCCAGTCCAGCCCGTACCGGTACTGGTTGAATCCGTCACGGTCAAATTCCTTTACAACAACGTTATTGAATATCAGACCTTCATAAATACCCCATTCGCCAAGGCCATAAATACGCCACCAATGCTCGTCGTTTTTCTTGGATTCGATAAAGCGGCGGACTGAATCCGGCAGGAAATCATTGTCTTTGTACGTTGACACGATTTCAATCATTTCGTTTTGATATTCCGTAT